ACAAATCTGTTATTTTACAATCTAAAGCCTTAGCTATATCTTCTAGCTGGAATATATTCACCTTCCTTTTTTCAGTTTCATAGTTATTAAGCGCAGCTTTACTAATATTAGTTTTTCTTGCTAATTTTTCTAATGAATATCTCTTTTTTATCCTTTGCTGGTAAATTAATATCTTCATATTATCATTTTTGTATAATTTCTTAAAAATATACTGGAAAATATTAATAGTTGCATATTATATGTGCTACAATTTAAGAAAAATGAAAAAAGGGAGTATGGTGAGTTATGAAGAAAATATTAAGTATTATATTATGTGCTATGTTGTGTATTAGTGTTACTGGATGCAGTTCTCAATCAAATACCAGTTCAGTTCAAGTAAGTTCAGAAAATGTGGAAGAAAATAAAAATTATTCATTAGAATTAACAAATGGCACATTTAAGGTAGGTGAAGATTTAGATTCTGGAGAATATATTCTTGTAAAGAATGAAGGTGAATTTATGGGTAGTTTTGATATTGCAACAGATACTACAGGAGATATGGAATCTTCTATTGATTCTAATGCCTTTGAGAACTTTACCTATATAAAAGTCAGAAAAGGTCAATACTTGCAATTAGATAAATGTACTTTATATATTCCTAGTGAATTAGGAGATAAATTTGATTTTTCTAATGAAAAAGAACTTACAAATGGAATGTTTAGAGTTGGTATAGGGAAAGATATAGAGCCAGGAGAATATAAATTAGAAATAACAAGTAATGATGCTAAGGCTCAAGGTTGGTATTCTCTATATAATAATTTAGGTGAAGGTTACAAAGGTGGTCCAGATTTGCATGATTCAGATTATTTTTCAGGAAGTAAATTAATAACATTAAAAGAAGGTCAATATTTGAAATTAGACAGTAATACAAAAATTATAAAATAGAAATAATAATAGATAAACATCAGGGCAGTTTTACTAGCTGCTCTTTTTTTAGGAGGAAATAAGATGTATGCAATGTATTTAAGAAAATCCAGGGCTGATGACAAGGATATTCCACTAGAAAAAGTCCTAAAAAACCATTACAATATGCTGACGGAATTAGCCGATAAACTAAAAATACAGATAGAAGAAGAAAATGTATTTCGAGAAATAGAAACTGGAGATAGTATTTCTATACGTCCAAAGATGCAGGACCTACTAGAAAAAGTATCTGAGGGATTATATGAAGGTGTTTTTTGTACAGAATTATCAAGGTTATGTAGAGGTAGTAAGATAGATCAAGAAATTGTATCGAGTACCTTTACTGCTGCGGAATGTAAAATAATTACACCAAGTAAGACTTATGACCTTGCAAATAATGAGTTCGATGAAGAAATGGTCGACTTCGGACTGTTTATGTCTAGAAGGGAATATAAAACTATTACTAAACGTATGCAACGAGGTAGAGAGCAATCTGTAAAACAAGGTAAATATATTGGCAGTATATTGCCCTATGGTTATAATAAGGAAAAAATAGAAGGAGAAAATGGGTTTAAGTTAGTTATCAATGAAGAAGAATCACATATAGTAAGGCTAATATTTAAGTGGTTTTTGGAAGATAATGTCGGAGCTAGTATAATAGCTAAAAGACTTAATCAAAGAGGTTATCCCACTCGAAAAGGTCAAGTTTGGAGTTATAGCTCTGTAAAAAATATACTAACAAATAATGTTGTATCAGGATACCTTAAACATAATAATAGAAAATATAAGAAATATATAGATGCAAAAGGCAATGTAAAAAAATCTAGACCAGTAAATCAAAATGCAGAATATTACAAGGGATTACATGAAGCAATTATACCTCTAGCAGACTTTGAAAAGGTACAGAATATATTAGGTACTAGAAAGCAGCATAAATCTAATTTTGATTTACCGCTTAGTAATCCACTTGCTGGGCTAATGAAATGCAGTGAATGTAACAGAGTTATGATAAAAAGACGATGTGCACAAGGTGATTTTTTATATTGCCCTACTACTGGTTGTGAAAATAAAGGCTCTTATTTACATAGAGTTGAAGAAAATATATTACAAGCATTATCAGATACTCTATCTGATTATAACTATTATCTAGATAATTATGAACAAGAAATGATAAAAGAAAAAAGAAATGTAGACAATGATCTAGAAAGAATAGAAAAAGAAATTGAAAAACTAAATAAGCAATTTGAAAAATGCTGTACATTCTTAGAACAAGATGTATACACTGTAGAAGTTTTCCAAGATAGAACAAAAAAAATAAAAGATAAAATTAAAATATTAGAAGAAAATAAAAAAGTATTAGAAAAAGAATTCAAAAACGATAAAGTTGTAAAAATAAAAAAATCTATACCAAAATTAGAGAATGTGCTAAAAAATTATAACACTCTTAATATAGAAGGGAAAAACGAACTATTAAAAAGCATTATAAAAGAAGTTATCTATTCCAAAAAGAAAAAATGTAAAAAAGGTAGCGATGAGGACTATTTTGAACTAGAAATAACACTAAATATATAATTATTATTTACAGCATCAATGAGCAAATGAATAGGCTCGTTAATGCTATACATAAAAATAGCTAGAGAATTAACTCTAGCTATTATCTTGCAAGTAGTCACTTAATATTTTATTAATTAAATTTGTATATTGCTAGAAGTGAAAAAATAATATAAAATAGAAAAAAGAGAACTACATTCTATTGGCTTTTGAGTGGTTTTTCCTGTCTAAAACTAATAGGCCAAGGGATATACCTTAGCCTACTTCTTACATCATTATTATCATGGTTCCTAATGCGCCTATACATAGATATGCAATACGACCTGTTACTTCTAATGCTAATTTTTTCACAGCCGACACCTCCTTATTGGAAGTATCGGTCTTATTTGGAATTTTTATACATTATTTTTCAAATACTTCTACATATTTTGGTGAAGCTGTTATATAAACTCCTGATTTTAACTTATACATATCTGTGCCACTACGTTTTATAGTTTCTACTACAGTATAAGCTCCACCAGCTGTAACTTTACCAATAGTATTTTCTTCTGTAAAGTCGGCTTTGCTATGTATGTTTATATCTTGTAATATTCTAACATACTTAGTTTTATTAGCTTCTTCAGTAGTTTCTTCTTGCTTTTCTATATAAGTTACTCCGAAGTATTCACATACTGCTTTTGCTACTGCTTCAGCGCACTTTTCTTGATGCTTTTTATCAAGCATAAGTTTTGCTTCTTTTTCATAATCCATAAAACCATACTCGATTAATATTGCTGGCATAGTAGTTTGACGTAAAATAGCTAATGTAAATCCACTCATATCTACATCTCGCATTAAACCATAACTATATTCATAGTCTATGTCTTTTTCAAGATGCTTAACTGCTAATTTACCTAATTTTATTGATTTTGATGATGCATTTTTAGTTCTTAAAACTAATAATCCCTTAACTTTACTTTGCCATTTAGCACAGCTACCAATAGCATTATAATGATTTGAAATTAATATATCAGCTTTAGCTTTATTAGCTTTATTTGCTCTAGTAGACAAGGCAATATCTGTTTTACCTGTCATATCTGCTGTAAACATTGTATCTATACCACATCTTTTTAGTGCTGTTGCTAGATATTCACTTACACCTCTATTCCATTCATTTTCTTTTATGATCTTTCCTTTTTTTCTTACCAGTTCGTTATCTATATACAAATTTTTTGACATTGGAACTGATTGTTTACCTTCTGTATGCATGCCATGTCCTGCATCTATAGCTACTAAATATTTTTTACTCATAATAACACTTCCTTTTCTGAAAATAAAAGATGCTTAAAAAATCGACCTTCTTATCGACCTTCTAAGCACCTTACAGTTACCTTATAAAGTATTTATACCTATTCTTATTCCCCAACTCCTGGAGTAGCATTATTGTTTAATATTCCCATAGCTACTAATATAGGAAGTACTGAATTGACATAATCTTGGAAATTAGCTGGAATAAAAGTTAAATTGAATTGTTGAGCAGTTAAAACTATAAGTGAAACCACTGATACCCAAAAGCATTTATTTTTTATTTGTTCTTTGATATTAAATTTCATCTTATTACCTCCTATTAATTAAATAAATTATTTTGTATTGCATAAAAGAAAAAACTAACTAGTGCTGTTATAATTGCATAAGTTAGTTTGTTTAAATTTATTGCTAATTTATCTATGGTGCTACATAAATTATCTAATTTTACTGTCATTTCTGCTTGTCTATTTTCTAATTTGTCTAATCTGTCAGAATGTGCGTTTATCCTTTGTTCATGCGTTTTTACTTTGTCTTCTAGTAGTTCTTCATTCATACTCCTACTACTCCTTTATATATATATTTATTTTCTTCTACAAATTTAACTATATCTCTTTTATTTTTTATTTCTTTTGCTATATATCCTGTTACCTTTGCTGTTGCCATAGATGTACCTGTCATTGTCTCGTAAGAATCATTAAGGTATGTACTGGTTACATTTTCTCCTGGTGCATATATAACACAATCCTTAGAGCAAAATTCAGATATATTCCCGTTATGATCTAAAGAACCTACGCTCAATCCATACTTAGCAGGATATTCAATTTTTTTGTTATTTCCACTAGCACAAACAACTGTTATATTTTTATTTTTTGCTAATTCTATTGCTTTTTCAATTTCCTTATCTTCATCTTCGAATGAGATTGATATATTTATTATATCACTTTTATTGTCTATAGCGTAATATATACCTTCTGTTATATCTTCTGTATCGCCTTTCCCATATCTGTCTAATACTTTTATAGGTAACAATTCTATATTAGGTTCTACAGAGTGTATAATACCTGCTATATGTGTTCCATGGCCAAAATTATCAGTTGTATTTTGAGAATTGCCTTCTTCTGTAAAATTCTTACCATTGATAATACAATCCCTAAAATCAACATGCCTAAATATGCCTGAGTCTATTATTGCAACTCTCATTTATACCGTTGCCAAAAATCTATAAATATCTATAAATCTTGTTTAATTCCCTGTTCTACGAATTCGATTTTGGAAATTATAAATAATAACCTATTTTCGTTTGATATAACTCTCCAAGGGCGTAAATTCGGATACAACGCATCCTACATATCAGCATTATCTTGTTTATGATACTATACTAATTTATACTTAGAAAGATTAATACTAGCGTTTAAATCTCTATCAATCACAAGTCCACAACTGCATTTGTATACTCTATCAGATAGCTTTAAATCCTTCTTAATCTCTCCACATTGGCTACAAATTTTTGACGATGGATAAAATCTATCTGCTACGACTAACTTAATTCCTCTAAAATTGCACTTGTATTCAAGTTGTCTTCTAAATTCATAGAATCCTTGTTTTCTTATAGCATCAGATAAATGTTTATTTTTCATCATATTAGAAACTGCTAAATCTTCTATTACAACTCTGTATGGTTTGGTTTTCACTATACTTGTAGTAGTTTGATGAAGATAGTTATTTCTAATATTAGCTAATCTTCTATGTGTCTGTTGTATCTGCTTTTCAAGTTTTATAATATTTTTAGTTTTGACATACTCCTTTCCTTTTTTATTTTTTTCATACTTTCTACTTATTTGTCTTTGTAATCTTTTTAGTTTCTTTTCGATTTTTTTGACTGTACAAGTTTTATTTATATTTTTATATACTGTGCCATCAGAACAGATTGCTAAGTTTTTCAATCCTAAATCTATTCCTAATGATACATCTGTTAATTCTTCTTGGATTTCTTCCTGCTCTATACCTACTGATAAATACCAATATTTGTTATCATAACTTATTCTCGGATTGCTATATTTAGCTCCAATAGATAGTTGCTCATTAGTTTTAATCCAACCTATCTTTTCGATCTTAACTAATTTATTATCCTTGACTTTAAGTTTAACATTGTCATGATAAAAAGACTTCTTACTTCTTTTTCTACTTTTAAATCTAGGTTTACCTGACAATCCTTTAAAGAATCTTTTATATGAATCACAGGCATCTTTTACAGCTTGTTTTGCAATATTATTAGATACTTCATTTAACCAACTTAAGTCAGTTTTCTTTAATTGAGTTATTTCTTTTCTAAGAACACTATCAGGTATGAATTTACCACCACCTTTATAATTTTCTTCTTGCCTATTTAAAGTCCAATTATAAATAAATCTTGCAGTCCCTACTGATTGCCATAATTTTTCTTCTTGTAGTTCACTTGGGCACAATCTAACTTTCTTTGCAAGTATCATCTTCTATCAACTCCTTAATCATTTTCTTAGCTTTATTAGCTCTTTTACCTTGAAGTCTGCAGCTAAATACAGTGATTATCTGAATTAAATCTTCAACTAATTCTTGCTCTTCTGTCCTCTCAGTATTATCTATAATTTCAATAGTAGTCCCATACTTATCACAAAGATTTTTTATTAATTCATATCCAAATCTAATTAATCTATCTTTATAAAGGACTACTATCTTATCTATTTCTGAATTAGTAATCATATCTATTAATTGATTTAATCCTTTTTTATTATAGTTTATTCCACTTCCAATATCAGAAATAATCTCGAATTGATAACCTTTTGCATACATATATGTTTTTACATTTTCAATTTGCTTTTCAAGGTCGTCTTTTTGTTTATGAGAGCTAACCCTACAATAACCAATAATTTTTTTATTTTTAGATTCCATATTTTTAAGTCCTAAGAAATGATTAAGTTGTTCTTGGGAATAATATCTCGTTCCACCTACTGTTACATGATGTGGTTTTAAAGTTCCTTTATTATCCCAATTTCTAAGTGTTTGAACCGTCTTGCCTATTTGGTTCGCAAATTCTCCTATTGAGTAATATTTCATTTATTTATCACCTCAATAGTATTATACCTAATCTATAAAATTTTACAATATATTTATAGATA